GCCGCGGTGCGCACAAGAAGTAAGGCGCAGTACGCGTCAACCATTCAGCGCCGCTATTTGTCGTTGATAAAACACCATTGAAATGCAGCTTATATTGCTCGCAGAAGCGTGCGGCGTACAGCAATGCCTGATAATCAATCTGCTCAGTCTTCAGCATCCCGCCCTGCTCAAGCAGGTGCAACACCAAGTCGCTATACACATTGCTAGGGCCAAGCTGCATGCTTTGCAACTGTTGCTTCACGTAGATGCCTTCACGGCAGAAGCAATGCAACTGCAAAAAATAATCAGGCCCAGTAACTGGACGCAATGCAGAAGTTGTGCCGGTGATGCCCACCAGTGTCAGGTTGCGGTAGCCAGCATTGACGACTTCACCGCTGCCAGGCGCATCAGGGAACTCAAGCTCGTCATAGACACGTTCAAATACTTCTGCGGCTGAAACGTTAACGCTTTCGTTGCCTTGAATGTTTTCAACAAGTTTGTTATTGTACGCCGCAACAATGTCATCTTGATGGTTCATCATAGCAGCGCCAGCACTGCTAGCTGGACCGTTGCCTACTTCAATTCTGTAAGTGCTGACGGTTTTTATCATCGAAGCAGTGTAAACAGCAGGGGCATGCGTTCTTAGTGCGCTTGTGCCGTAAAATTCAACTCTATATTTTGCAGGAGTCAAGCCTTGGATTGCTAGTGTTTGCGCTATAGAAAAGCCACCCAGCTTGATTGAGCCAGTTTTAACTATCTCATCAGTGTCGTCATTGACGACGCGATAATTCCAAGTTCGGTAGCTATAAGCTGTCCAAGATACACTTCTGCCAGCAGTTGCTGACTGATCATAGATTTTACCGTATGGATAGCCTGCATCTTGGCTGGGCTGAATTTGACCGTTTGTATATAACCCAAAGTCAACAGAACCCGAGTAGCTGTCTTGTACATAAGCGAGCGGCTCGCTTAACGAATTTGGCCAAGCATGACCAGAAGGGCCAGTACCTAGCGAAATTGATTGAATTGACGAAACCGTAACTAGTTGCCCGCTGCTGTTGTAAGCGCTATATTTTAAATCCGTTACGTATGAGCCAGACCCAGAAACTGTAATTAAACCAGAAAAATTAAAAGCTATCGCAATACACTTGCTTGTCGTTGAAGTCCATGTTGCTAGCTTGCCTTCAGACTGATCAAGCGCCAGGCTTGGTCCGCTGCTAATAATTTGCGATTCCCACCCCAGCGATCCGCCTGGCGTATACTCAATGTCTACACAGTCAGGAATCTGCTGATACGCCAAACACAAGCTATTGCCATCAATCTCTTCCAACTTGGTGCTGCCATATTTGACATCCGCAATCGGTAAATTAACCAGTCGACCCTGCGTCAACACATACATCAAGCTGAATTTGCCGTTCGTCAGGCCAAGCGCAATCAACCGTGGCGTTGTCCAGCAACCACCATGTGTCACCTCATTGCCATCGCTGTTGGTATAGGTGACGCGCTTGCCAAAGATCAGCGGGATCGTTTCACCAATAATCGCGACCTCTTGCTGAACATCAAGCTTGGTCGCTTCATTCGCTGACGCCTGCTCATCAACGCGCTTTAGACGCGAAATTGGCGCTGATGGACCCTGGGGATAAACGTAGATCGGCATCAGAGTACAGGCAGCCTGCCCACAAGGCTAGTCGTGAACTTGCGCCCAGGAATATCTTCTGTCACTGCGTCGATGCCAGCACCGATAGTCACCGTCAGCGTTGTCAAATCACAGTTCATTTCGATCGCTTCGCCGATAAACCGTGCCACCATCGTGCCTTCACCAATGCTGCCGGGCATGCCACCATCGACGTTGTACTCGTAAATCTCTATCTCAATCAAAAATGCTTCATTGATCGCAGCCTCCATATACGCCAAGTTCTGCTGCGTAGCTGCCATCTCAATTGACAAGCCACCCTCATCAGCAGAACGGTTGAAATAGATGTCACTGGTTTGGAACTGGTGAAAACTAAACCCGCCAACTTCTTTATCGACCCAGAAGTTCTGCCACTTGAAAACGTCCGTATTACCTGCGAAGAACCGCAGGGTTGTAGCCATCGCCAGCTGTGTCATCGATCAAGCCCTGCATAGAGACGGCTGCTTGAGTTACGGCGTAACGTCTTCAAAGTCTGCCCCACAGCACTGTTCAGCAGACCTGGCACGTCAGCCTTGCTGATGTACTCTTGGCCGCCCATGTTTACCGTGCTGCCGCTGTAGTTAACATTCACCGTAGCAGAGCCAGGAATCACAGAATCGCCGCGCTGACCAGAGCCGTAACGCGCCATAGCCTGGCTCATCTTGCTCTCGGGGATGATGTACTCCGGCTCGCCGCCTTCACCCACAATCGCCTGCTGTGGGCCTGTCACATAGCCGCCTTCCGCGTAAGTGTTGGCATTGTTTTGGCCAGGGCCGCCAATGACACTGTTCCCGTACATCCTTTGGAACTCACGCTCCTGAACGCTGCCCGCTGGCCCCAAGACGCCGCCGTACATGAATACATGATTGGCGTAGCTTTGAGCGTCTGAAGAAGTCAGGCCCGCCTTGTAATACAGAGCATCGGCGGCAGTGGCTGCCTTCGAGGCGCCCAGCTGATTCCACTTGAGGATTCCACCCTGCCAGCCGCTTAGGCGAATTGCATTGTGTTCACGCTCAATTTCTTCCTGCGTCTTGTCGACAATTTTGCCGCTTGCGTCTTGCTTTTTCATGCCGACGAAGCGGAACTGGCTTTCGTAAGCGCTGTCCGATGCCCGGAGCCCACTGCCTCCAGCTCCGCCACCCATGCCACCAGCCATGCCACTCATCGATGACGCAGCTGACTGAATGGTGCTCGATGCACGCTGAGCTTGGTCTGCAACCCTGCCCATTGCTTCAGCGGTTTGGTTCACACTTGTTGTGACTTGGTCTTGCACTTGTTTTGATTTTTGCTGTTCAAGCACAACTCTGGCAGCTTCCATCTGCGCGTCACGCGTAGCCGCAGCGCCCTGCTGAACAGCTTGATTGATTTGCTGCTGCGCTTGCAGTTGTTTGCTTGTTTCAGCTACAGCTTGCCGTGCTGCATTTAATGCCTCTTGCTGATGGTCATTTGATATTCCTTTGGCCTGTTGCAACGCAACTTCTGCTTTGACTTGAGCCTTAATAGCCTTTGCAGTTGACACTGCGTTACTAGCCTTTTGCAGCTCAGCTTCTGCTGATTGAATAGCAGCCTGATACTGAAGCTCGGCCTGCTGTTTTGTTAGCTCGTAAATCTGACGCGCCGCCGCAATTTTCTGGTCTTGCGTTGTCGCTGCTTGAAGTTCGGCCTGTGCTGACTGCAGCTTTGCATCATTGATCTGCTGCTCTGCCTGCAGCAATGCCTGCTTCACGGACTGCTGACGATCAACATTGGCTAGCGCTCGCTGGCCCGCCTCGTTTGCTTCTTTCTGTGCAGCAGCAATCGCTTTAGTTGAAGCGGCCAATTGTTGTGCTGCGGTTTTGGTCTCTTGAACCTTTGGCGGCATCCCGCTGAATTGCTCTAGCGATTTGCGGGCGTTTTCTTCAACTTTTGCCGTTTCTGCTGCCAGCTCAGCAGCGCCCTGCTTGCCGCCGCTAAAAGCTTCCTTGATCTTCCCAACCTGCATAAACAGCTTGACAAGCTGACCCAAGCCAGGGATTAGCCCCAGCGTCGTCTCCAAAAGATTGCCAAAAGCTTTAGCCGCAGAATCAGCAAAGCCTGGAATTTGGGCCAAGCTGTCAGTAACACCACGCAGCGGATTGGCTAAGTTTTGAACGCTTGTGTTTAAGTTGTTGAAACCATTGATTACACCCGCGACGGCATTAACGATGCCCGTCATCGCCTCAACGGTGCCAGTCAGCGCAGGCAGCAGCGACTGGCCAAATGCAACCGCAAGCTGCTCTGTGGCCTGTTTGAACGATTGCTGAGCTGACTGACTGCTGGTCAGCTTGCCGTTGAAATCACCAGCGCCTTGAGCAGCACGAGCCAAGGCGTTATACATGATCTCAGATGAGATCTTGCCGTCCGCGCCCATCTTGCGGATTTCGCCAGCAGTGACGCCCATCTCCTTGGCGATCAACTGCGCCAACTGAGGCATCCGCTCAAGGATCGCCCGCAGCTCATCCCCTTGCAACTTGCCAGAGCCCAAGGCTTGACTCAGCTGCAGGAATGCACCGGCTGCATCCTCCGATGCAACGCCTGACTTAGCAGCGACAGTATTAAACCCGTTGTAGATCTCTGTGACTTCTTTTAGGCCGAAGCCCAAGCCGGACAAGCGGGAGTAGGTATCACCCAGTGCCTTCGTTGCTTCGGTCTGCGTTAGGCCAAACTTCTGTGACGCATCTTTGGCTGCCTGCAATGCAGCGGTGTACTCAGCCGTACTGCCAGTCAGGTTTTTAAGTCGCTTTTCCGCTACATCACGGTCAAATGCAGCGCTAGTTGCAGCCTGAAACCCTTTAAACGCAGCGATAACTATCCCGATCTTGGCCGTAATCCCAGCAATCGCGCCATTCAGCGCCTGCACTCCCTTAACAGCTGAATTTGCAGACTTACCAGCACTTGCTGCAGAGCGGTCAAACTGACGGACACCATTTGCCGCTTTACTTGCGGCTTTAGAGACCTCGTTTTGCTCGTTTGTTAATCCTTCGACCGCGCGCTGCAGCTTCTGTACATCGGCCAGGCCCGTTGCCCTTACAGCAACTTCTACCGAATATTGCTGAGCCATAGCGCCGCGGTCAGTCCACGGATTCTATCTGCGGCGCCTTTGAGCCTTCCTCTGCGCCTCAATCGTCTTCTTGTTCTCGTGTGCGTAAAACCCTGACCACAGCACCATCTCCTCCGGTGTCATCCGCTGCAACAGGTCAGACACCGTCATCTTCAGCTCACGCGCAAGCTGAAACTGAAACCTCAGCTGTCCGTCGCTTTCGAACGCCTGTTCGAGGATTTTGGGGTTACCACCTCTTCCTCTTCCTCTTCGTCACCGCTTGCATCCAGCAAGATCAACAGCAGCTTGTCCACAAGCTTGGCCGGCAGTGCATTGCGCAGATCCGCCAGATCACCAGGGGCAAACAACGGCGCATTACCAGCATCACGCGCCACATTGATCAGCAACTGCAGCGCAAAGTCAGTAGCGTCGTCCGTCTTGGCCTGCTTCTGTGCTCGTGCGCGCTGAGCAAGCGTCAGCGGAGTCATGTAAAACTCAAACTCACTACCGTCAGGCAGCTCAAGCACCTTCTTCTGGGCTTGCATACTGACGGCCTGAACTAGGCGATCAATCGCGCGCATTAGTTAATTTGCTGCTTTCGTAAGCATACCCAAGGCAAAGGCTGGCGCAGCAACCAGCCCAAACCAAGGGGCGGGCATCCCCCCCGCCGAACAAAGCTTAGCCAATAAAAAA